GGTTCCGAGGCTCACCTTCACGCTGGTTTGTATACCGTCTATGATCTTGCAACCGATCGTGTACAGACCGGTAAGGCTGTCAGCCAACGCGAGTTCCGATATTTTCTTCTTCTTTTTAGGCATATATGTTCAAGTCTATGTAATACTCCCCGTCCTCCGTGACCACCAGTTCCCCGGCCTCGGTAGCCAGCAGGTAATCGACACCATCCATCCGGAACACCGTGAACTCCAGCGTGAGGTTGAATGTCACCACCACACGCCCCCGGAGGCTCTCAAGCTTCCATCCGGATGTCCTCTTGTAGTAGCAGGGGTATTCCTCCACGTTGTAATCCACGTACAGCGAACGCTCGCCCGGCTGGATCAAGGCATCCAACAGGGTGTCGTAACAACTCCAGAATGTCGTCATTGAGCCGGCGATGAGACAGCATTTAAGAGTGACTTCCTTGCTATTATACACCACCTTGCCGGCATCGTAAATCTTACCGTCAACGTCCAGTACCGTACGGGACAGGTTAGTCTTCACGGTCGGGGATCTCATGATCTCATCCCGCCCCTCCGTCACCATTACGCCGTATCGATCCAAGGGTACGCCGTCCAGCTCGTACTCGGATGGAGGAACATACGCTCTACCCTCCGGGATCGCCACGGACGAGGGTCTTACGGGCCGGTCCTCGGCGAAACGTAACGTGAAGGCCTCCAACGTGTCCCAATCCTCATACGCCGGGCTCTGGATGAGTCGCAAGCTCCACTCCCTGCCCAGCGAGGGGATACGGAAGAGGTGATACCCGGACTTCGATAGGTGCTCGACAAGATCGCCGGCGGATCTTCCGTCCACGTCGCGGACGAACGTGATGTTGAGCTCCCGTGGTTTCAAGGTGGGCTTTTCCAGGTCCGGCTCTATGCCGTCCTCGTCCGGCCAGTCGTTCCTGTCCGGCTCCACCAGCTCGGGGAAAGGCAGGAGGCCGTCGTAGCCGCCTCGGGTGATCCATACGCCGAAATCGATGTAGGCGTCCCGGTTGTCTATATATAATCGTCCCTCTCTCATCTAGTCCTCATTTTTATACCGTTGTCCCTCATGTCCCGCTGGGCGTTGCGGATTTGCCCCAGGTATTCCTCTATAGCCTTCAGCCGGTCCGTGTTCACGGCGATCCGGTTGAGCAGGGCGAGCCCCTTCACGAGCGTGGCGTTGACGCCCGTTATCCCCTTTGAGGTCTTGTCAAGGAATATCAACGCCGTCGATATCATGCCCAGCCCCTTGTCCACGCTGTCCTGCGAGACGGACTGGATGCCCTTCGAGGAGGAGGTACGCCCCGCGTTGGCGATATCACCGATGGTCGTGCCCGTCACTTTCTCCATCTCCTCCAGCTGGCGGGCCGCGTCCTCGATGATCTTGTCATATTGCGCCCTCAAGCCGGCGATATTCTCCTCCGTCAGCCCGTTGCCGCTCGCCTCGGCGAATGACTCGTACCACTTCCGGAGAGGCTCTTCCAACGCCTTCATCTTTATTCCTTGAAGGACGGCGTTATTCAACATCTCTTGGAAATCGTCGGCGAAATCCTTCGCCGATCGCTTCCCCTCGGCGAGGCCCTTGACGATGCTGTCGGCGATACTGTCCGCGGTCGTCCCGGTAAGCGCCTCCCTCATGGCCTCGTCTTGGTCGGCGAGCATCTGGTTGATATCCGTGCCCTCTTCCTTGAGGTCACGCAACCTCTCGAACAGCTTGGCGACCTTCTCCTCCAGCTTGCCCTCGGTATAGAGCTTCTCTATATCCTCGTAGCTCTTGCCCGCGAGGCTGGAATACTCGTTCCACGTCTTCGCCTTCCGGAACCACGTGCCGTGGCGGTAGCCTACGCCGCTGATATATTGCTCCCCTTGGATCTGTCGCAGCAACCGGTCGTACTCGCTCCCGGAGGCTTGTCGCTGTTTTTCCAGTTCCTCCGTGATCCGTTTGTTGTAAGCCAAGGTCGTCTCACCGATCTGCCGCTGGGTACGGAGGCGTTCCCTTAACAGCCGTTGGTACTCCATCTCGCCCTGGATCGCCTCGTCGTAGAACTTTTGTTGCTCTTCCCGGGCCTCACGGTTCATCTCCTTGACCCGCTTCCCCATGGTAAATATCTTGCCGATACCGCCGATGACCGAGGCGATCCCCCCGACGATATTCCCGCCGGCGATCTGGGCCGCAGCCGAGACGAACCCGCCCAACGCGGAGGTCAGCTCCGCCACCTGCCCGGCGGCGTAGCCGGCCTCGTCACCGAGGATATCACCGATACCGCCGGCGATCGTGTCGAGGTCGGCCGTCAAGGATTGGACGGAGGTATCCATGCCCTCTAATGCGGCGGCCATACCATCCCTGTCACCTTTCCCAATGGAATCCAGCAACTTCTTCCAGTCATCCCGGATCGCCTTGAAGGGCGAGCGGGTACGGATCGCCTCCTCCAGCCGCTTGATGGCGTCATGGTACTCCCTCACGTTCTTGGGATCCCACGCCGACGTGTTGACCTCCCGGGCTTGCTTGAGCAGCTCTTCCATGGACGGCAGCGCCATCTTGTCGAGGTCGCCGAATATCTTGTCCCACATGCCCGTGTCCCTCAGCTCGTCGATGGACAATTCGGACAGGGCTTTTTTCTTACCCTTGGCGGCCTCGGCTATCGCCGCGTTGATGGCCTCCTTGTTCTTCTCGGTGCGTTGGGATATCAAGAAAGCGACATCCTCCGTGTATTTTCGCTCGATCTCCAGCCGGCGGGCGGCGTAGTCTTGATACTGTCTCAACGTCTTTTCCAACAGGTCGGCCTCCGCTTTCTCGCGGGTACTGTCGGCCAGCAGGGTGGCGTCGGATAGTTCCTTGCCCTGGGAGGCGGGGAGCTGGGAGACGGTCGTCGTTTTCGGCTTAAAGGATAGACCTTTCTTCTTCCAGTCCGGGTTCTCGTTCTCCCATAGGTCTTGCTCGATCTTCTGCCGGGCGAGGATATATTCCCGGCCTTTCTTCCCGATCTCGTTGATTTTCTTGTCATAGTTTAAGGTGATTTGGGCCAGTTCCTTGTCGGAGCCCTCTTTCATGAGGTTGATGTTTTGCTGGCGGAGCTCCAGCTCGGCGTCCTTCTCCTTCTGGGCGAGGACGGCTCTCTGTCGCTCGATCTCCAGCTCCCGCATGGCGGTCTCGGCCTTGATGACGTTGGCGGCCTCTTGGGCCTTTTGCTCCTTGCCCAGCTGTTTGTCCGCGGTGGATCGTTTCTTCTCGTAGGAGTCGTACGTCTTCAACGCCTCGGTCGCCTTGTCTATATCCGCCTTGGCCGTCTTGTAGGCGGTGACGATGGCAGGCTCGATCCCGGCGGTCTTGCCGGAATCAAGTAATTTCTTTTGCTCCGCGTCGATGGATTCCAATACGGAGGTGGCTTGTTCTTTGATATCCTCCCAATAGGCCTTGTTCTCGATTATATCTCTCTCGGCGGCCTCCTTGTTGAAAAACGGGGAGAATTGTTTTTGTATATCGGAGATCTCCTTCTCTGATTCATACACGCTCCTCACGTAATCCTCCAGCTCCTCGTAGAAGGAGCCTCCGAGCTTCTTCCCACCGAGCTCGCTCTGGATCTTGGCGGACACCCCTCGCCATGCCTCTTCCCATGTTTTGCCCGCGGCCCGGAAATCCTCCGTCAGACCGGGGATGATATCCATGATCCCCCCGGATTTGGACTCGCCGAGCTTCTTGGTCGTGATCTCGCGCATCTCCGTCAACGCCTCGGATTGCGTCTTTATGGCTTTCTCCAGCGTCTTGTCGATGGCGCCACTCTGGGCTTTTAATGCGGCGTTCTCCATGAGTTGCCTGTTGACCAGCCGGTAAGCCTCACGGATCTCATTCAGTGAGCTCTTCTCCGATAGCAGGTTCGGGAGATACTTGCCGTACGTCGTGTTGATCTCGTTGATAGCTTTCCGGTGCCCTTCCGTCCCGGCCGTGGTCTTCTCCAACGCGGAGAACAATGTCCGTAGATGTTGCCGCTCCGTCGCCAGGATGGCGTTGAAGTCGGTCATGCTATCGTTCAACCTCTTCTGGGCTTGGTCGGCCCCAAAAAGCCCCTGTACCCAGTTGATGATATCCTTCCCGTACACGGACAGCAACGTGATCCCCACCACCAGCGCCGTCTGCCAGCTAACGATCGAGGTGAGCACCTGTTTCCATACCGGGATGGCCATCTGTCCGGATTTCTTCAGCAGGTCATACTCAACCCGCGCGGTCCGGATATTATCGGCCAAGATGGGGAGGTTATTGGAGATGGCCAAGAAGAACATGTTAGCCCCCATGGTGAGCGATGGCAACTCCCGGGCCACCTGTTGCACCGACATCGACAGGCCGTTGAACCCGGTGCCGGCGGAGCGGCTGTAGGCGGACAGGCGGGATTGCGCCGTCTGGATCTCCTTGTCGAGGTCGCCGATTTGTCTCAGGATGCCCTGTCCGGCGTTTCCCTCACGGTCGGCCTTGGACAGGTTATAGTAAGCCGTGGTAAGCTCCTGCAGGCGTTTCTGCAGGGCCATGACGGAATCGACGGCCCTCGATTCCGTCTGTATCCGCTCGTTCAGCGTGCGCATGCCACCGCTGATCGCCTCGCGCAGGCTGTTCTCCCGCACCGCTAGCGCCGCCTTCATCCGCGTATATTGCCGGGTGGTGACGGTGCCGGCCTCCAACCCGTCATCCAGCGATCCCTGCACGACGGCGAGGTCACGCAGGGCGTTGATGTTCTCCTGTACGGTGACGGCCAGTTTCCGGTTCTCGGCGCTCATGGTACCGTAGGCCGCGCCGCTGTCGGCGATCAAACGCTGGTAGGTTTTCGCCGACTCATCGCGCAGGCCCTTGATGCCGAGAGTAACCTTCTCGACCTCGTCCTCCAGGTTCCCCCGGAACTCGAATGTTATGTATACGGGATCGTTCGCCATTTATTTCAGTCCTAAGAATTCCAGTTCCTCCTCCTCGGTTTGGATAACGTTTTCCTCCCCGGATCTCTCTCTCATACGTCCTTGGTCGTTGATCATCATCAGGATGACACACCAAGGGATCTTGTTCATCACCTCGTCGTACGTGAACGCCCCGGTGGCGATCAGCGCGTGGATTTGTCCGAACGGGCTATGGGGAGGCTCGTAAGCCTCCTTTAACTCCCTTTCCCTGTCGGTTGGCTCATCACCGGCTCCGTCAGTCTCAAGCTCGCCGCCGATGTGATAATACTCACGAAATCCGACCCGTCGCAAGTCAGCACCACGATCTTCATCAACTCCGCCATGCCGCGCATCCCCATGTGGGAACGGATATATGAGGCCAGCGGGCGGTTCAGCAGCCATGCCGACATCGATCCCCAGATCATGCCGTAGGCGATCAGTCTCGACGCCGTCACGCCGTGCTTGTCGATATACTCCATCAACGTGCCGATATCCCCGGACATCAACCTCTTTATGTCGATATTCATCCGGCAGAAAAGCCGGGCGATACGGAACACGTTGCTGCCGACCGGCCGTTTCATCCAATATCCTATGGTTTTCTTGCCGAATATCCGCAAGGGCCATGGCGCCGGGAGGATGATCTTGAGCCGATGGTCCAGCAGGGCCTCGGCGGCCTCTATCTCTACCTTGTCCATCACGCGTCGGATTTAGGTTCGCCCAGCTTGTAGATGGCGTACGGTCCCTCGTTCTTGCCGATCGGGGCCAGCGCCTTCGCCGTCACCTCGATCTGGGCGATGTCGGTACGGGTCAGGTTCCAGACGAAACGGGCGTTCACCTGCGCGTTCGGGATGTCGATCACCACGCCGTGCATGGAGATCACACGGACGGCCTTCCGTACCGTCACGATGTCGCGCGGGGCGTGGTATTTAGTCACCGAGTAGGTCTTCCCGTCGATGGTCACGTCCTCGGCGGTCGATACCGTGCCCCCGAACACCTCCTTCAGGGTGTCGTTGTCCCATTCTAGGAAGTTCAGCTTGACCTGTTTCAATCCCGGCTCGTTCCCCACGCTCTCCACGGGCGCGGCGGGTTCCTCCTCGCAGTAGAAGTCGGTCGTGGTATCCGCCTCGGTCGTGAATGAGGCCGTGCCCTTCAAGGTGCGTGCCAATTGCTTCATTACGGCGGGCATGCCGCCTTCCGGGTTCACGTCGCCGAACTGGGCGACCTTCAGGCCTATGGATCTTGTCTTGTTTGTTTCTGTCATGTCTTTGATTTTTGAATTATGAGTCTTGATTTCTTTTTCGGGCGAGAACCCAGCCTAGGGCGAGGCCTGCCAGAACGCCGGTCAAATACCCTTTGAGCGTCATCCAAAAGGGGATGTCCGGAGGCTCTTTCACCTTTAAGGTGTTCGCCAGCTCCTCTTGCGCCCGGTCCAGTCTCTCCTCCAAGGAGAGGACCAGCGCTTGTAGGCTGTCGCATCCGGCGTGGATGACGATCGTTTCTCCCTCCAGCCCGACCGAGGCCGTGGCTTGTCCCTCCTTTTGGGTGTAGGTGGCTCCTTCGGGCAGCCTACGGAGGCTGTCGATCGGCACCCGCAGCGTCGCCAGGCTCGATGGGATTGTCGCGAGGGTGGCGGTGACCTTTCGTTCCCACCGGAGGCTGTCGGCCGCCCGGACGGAAATATCTTCTCTTGTAGTCCTGCACGAGGTGGCGAGCAGGACAGCGATCATACATAGGGCACACCACGATCTTCGCGACGCAGCCCTCCAGACGCGACATACGTGCCTGGAAATCCCGTATCTCGTCATATAGCTTGAATATGGTCTCATTGTCTTTCTCGGCCATGAGCCGGGACACGTCGTCCTTCTCCAGCCGCTTTCTCCTCTTGAGCAGCGGAAGGCCGGCCAGCCAGTTCAAGAGGACGATCAAGCCGCCTCCCGTGCCGAGATAGTTGAACAACGCGTTCCAGTCCATGAGTCCGAATTTTGAATTATGAGTTTTGAATTATGATTTAACTGTCAACTGTCACTTGTCAACCGTCTTGAGCCACCTTTGTACGTCGAACGAGGGGCAGGCCTTCGCCGCCAGCTCGTTGTGGCCGACGATCCGCGCAGAGGGGAAGCGGCGGTGGAAGTCCCTCACGTAGGCGGCGAGGGCTTCCCGCTGCTCCGGGGTGCGGGTGTCCTTGGGGGTGCGACCGTCGGCGGCGACCCCTCCGGCATAGACGATATGCCGGGAGACGGAGTTGTGTCCGGCCGCCCCGTTCGTGATCTCCCATGGATCCACCACGTCGTCCTCGTTGTTATCCACCAGTCGCTCCACCGTACCGTCGAGGTGTATCAGGTCGGTATAGCCCACCTGTCTCCAGCCGCGGCCGCCTTCACTGAGGGGGGCGCAATGCCAACGGCGGATCTCGTCCGCCGATACTTCACGGCCTTCGGGGGTGGCGGTGCAGTGGATGACTAATTGCTTGAGTTTGGCCATCGGTTACGCTTTGTTATAGATTACCGCCTGGTACTTATTACGGATAGGCAGTGCCGTGAAACGTTTCTGGAAACCGATCACGTCGCCACGCTCGCCTGGATCCTTGTACTTGGCGAACACCTCGATATCGCCGTCGGCGCGCATCACCTCCTGGTCGGAGTAGAACAGTGAGCACTGCGCGTCTGCCTCCGCGTCCCCTGTACCGAACGCCACTTTCGTACCGTCCGCTTGCTTGTAATATGGGAGTTTGGAGAAGGTGAAGACGTTGAACCCGAATAAACGGTTCGACTCCAGCATTGTCTTGTAGAGCTTCATATCCTCCAGTTGCAGGTCCGCCAAGTGGTACGGGTTCAGTACCGCTACCAATGTAGCCGGGTCGATGTCCTGTGAACGGAACCAGGCATCCATTTTTAGGATGTCCTCGAAAGAAATCTTACCCGGCGCAAGGGTTTCCTTGGCCGGTGTCAATTCGGCGTGTTTCGCCGGTGCCCAGTTATGCGCGGCGTAGGCGGCCGTCTTCGACTGCAAGGTATTGCGGTGCTGACGCACCACGCTCTCCATCTTGGAGTAGGCCGTTTCCATCTCCTCCACGTTGCGCACCACCGTGTTCTTCGTATCGAAGGTATGAAGGGGTAAATCCAACGGTGTATCGGGGCGACTCATGGTCTCCACGGGATAATCCGTGTTATCAATCAATACATCTGGAGCGACACCGGCTTCGGCCAAGTTGATTTTGTTGTATTCCACCATCGGTGTCATATCTACCGAACGGGTCAGGAACGTGCGGTCGGGATAGAACCCTTCCATCAACATGGCGATCCAAATTTGCTTTTCTATAGGCATAAAATACTTGTTTAATGGTTATTTAATCCGTTTCTTCAATTCCTCGAACGCCTCCGGATCGTCCGCTTTCAGGCGTTTCAATCCTTCGGGGTCTTCCTTGGCCCATTTGAGATAGGTCCAGTCCTTGCGCCCATCCGCTACGGCTGTCCTGCCGGTCGAATGGGTGACTTTGGCTGACAGGGATTCCTTGGCGGGGATGGCCTCCAGGGTTGTCTTGGCCATGTCATAATCGTTAAGGGCCAGTCTCTCGAACGATTCTTTTTTATCGGCGGTAATGCGGCCCTCCTTGATGGCCAACGCCACCAATTCGGTCGCTTTCAGTTTGCGGTGGTTGTCCAGTTCCTTCTCGGCTTTCTCGGCACGTGACTGGAGTTCCATGATGGCGGCGGAGATCGACTTGCCATCCGCCTCGTTGCTTTTTAAGCCTAACGCGATATACGCCTCGGCTGTCAGGATGATTTTGTCCATTTCGTTGTTGTTGGGTTTGTTGATGTTTAACAATGCCTCGACGCTTAGTTTTACCCGGTCGTCGGGGATGATATCGCCTTGTTTGGTGTACAGGCGCAGCGCGTTCCTGTTGCTGGGGACGCTTACCAGGCTCACTTCGCACAGCTCCCAGTCGGTCACCGTCACGCGCTCCTCGCCGTTCGGCAGGGTGCGCAGTTCCACGGCGTTGATGATGATTCCGGGGCTGCATCCTTTTAAAAAACCTTTCTTCGCCTGGCGTTTGCATTTCGCCCCCAAAGTGTCCTCCTCGTCATAGACCGCCTTGCCGATCAACCTCGTTCCTTCTACCCTCAAAGCGGTCATCTGGCCGATCAGGCTGGCGGACTCGTGGTTGAAAAGCATCACCGGATTCTCGTTGTAACGCTCAAAGCGTCCGCCGGCGTTCAGGAGGACAAAGCCGTGGCTGTTCACCACGCTCTCATCGTTCAATGCATATTCGTCTTCGTTCATGTGCGATCCGTTTTTGAGGGCGAAATTACCGGGAGCGTTCCGGGAGCGAAAACAGGGGTGAAATTCTTTACACTCTTGTTTCCAGCCACTTTAATTCACTTGAACTTTGCCGAAAACAAAGAACGCTTATGGTAGAAAAAGCAAACAAGGAAAAGGCGGGCATCCGTGTGAAAGACCCGCAAAAGTATGAATACGCCTATCTCCTGTATATGCAGAAGGTTCCCCAGAAGGAGATCGCCGAGCGGGTAGGCGTGAGCCAGCAGACGCTGGTCAAGTGGAAGGAGGACGGCGGTTGGGGGTTGAAACGCGCCGCCCGAACCGTCAGCCGCGACCAGATCATCAACAAGACGTTGATGAAGATCAATGAGATGCTTGACAGTGAGGAGGGTTTCAACGGTGACGAGTTTGCGAAACTGGCAAGTCAGCTGGAAAAAATCAAGTCAGGATATACCTTGGACGATGTAGCTGACATCTTGACGAAATTCGGCGACTGGATTATCGAACAAAGCGCGTCGGACAAGGCGATCACGACCGGGTTCGTACAGCAGCTCACCAAATATCAAGACAAGTACCTTTTAATGCGCATTAACAATGGCTAAGAACAAACTGAGCAAGGAGAAATGGAAAAGATGGGAGGAACGGAAAAATCTCATCCTCTCTTATGATTTTCACCTGTCAGACACATCAAGAGAGGTAGAAGCTCGCACCGATATGGCACGTAAGGACTACTCATTCTTTGTTGAGACCTATTTCCCGCACCTCTGTACCGACAAGGAGACCGGGCGTATCACCAAGTGCGGCAAGTTCCAGATAGACGCGGCCAAGTACCTGAAGACGTGTCCCCATACCCGTGCCGTCTTCGAGTGGGCCCGCGGCCACGCCAAGAGTACCCATATCAGTCTGATGATTCCTATCTGGTTAATGATCCAAGAGAAACGCTCCATCCACGTGATGATATTGGTATCGAAATCGGAAGACAGCGCCGACCGCTTGCTTTCCGACCTGCAATGCGAGCTGGAGTTCAACAGTCTTCTGAAAGCGGACTTCAACATTCAGATCGACGAGGGCAGCTGGAGCACCGGCGAGTTCAAGACCAAGGACGGGATGCTCTTCATGTCCATCGGCCGGGGCCAGTCCCCCCGTGGTATCAAGAACCGGGGCCAGCGTCCGGATTATATCGTGATCGATGATATAGACGATGACGAGATGGTACGCAACCAGGCGCGTGTGTCGCAGGCGTTCGACTGGTGCCTGACCGCCCTGCTCGGCGCAATGGACATGGGGCGCGGGCGATTCGTGCTGGTCGGGAACCGGATCGGCAAGGACAGCATCCTGAGCCGTTTCGCCGAACGTCCGGAGACGCACCACACGGTGGTCAACGCCATCGACGCATCCGGTCAGCCCTCCTGGGCGGAGAAATACAGCCGGGAGGAGATTTTGAAGCTGCGCACCTACATGGGTGAACGGCGGTTCCAAAAGGAATACATGAACAATCCCGTCAACGAGGGGGCGGTTTTCCTGCGCAAACATATCCGCTACGGGAAAATGTTGCCATTGAAAGAATACCGCAGCCTGATCTGCTATACCGACCCCTCGTTTAAGGCATCCACGCAGAACGACTTCAAGGCGACCATGCTGGTGGGCAAGACCAAGGGTGGGCAATACCACCTCCTGAAAGCCTACGCAGACCAGACCAGCGTCTCCAACATGGTCGCTTGGCATTACGACATCGACGGCTATATCGCCGGACGTGTCCCGGTGATGTACTACATGGAGTCGAACTTCATACAGGACTTGATGCTGGACGAGTTCAAGAAGGTGGGAGACTCTATCGGCCACCAGATCCCCATCCGGGGCGACGGGCGCAAGAAGCCGGACAAGTTCTCGCGTATCGAGGCGATGCAACCCCTCTTCGAGCGTGGCTTGATTATCCTGAACGAGAAAGAGAAGGATTCACCCGGCATGACGCAATTGGTGGAGCAGCTCTTGATGTTCGAGAAGGGCAGCCGGGTACACGATGACGCGCCGGATGCCTTGGAAGGTGCCGTGTTCCTGTTGAACCAGCGCAGCATGGCCTGTGCCGGAACCTATCGGGTCGGCAAACGTCCAAGCCGGAAATATTAAGCAATAGATAATTCATAAATCATAATTCACAGTCATGTTTTTAGAGATTGAAGAAATGAAGACGGTGGCCGCCGAGTACAAGCTGGAGGAGATCACCGATTACGACGACACGATCGTACAGGCCTGTATGCTGGCGGCGGTACAACGGGTCACGCGTCTGTTGTCCGGACGGTATGACGTGGAAAAGATCTTCTCCGCCACCGGTAACGAGCGGGACGCAGAACTGTTGGAGATCTGCAAGAACATCGCCCTGTGGTTCCTGATCCGGCGCTGCAACGTGGACATCCTCTACAGTCGGGTGAAAGAGACCTACGACCGGGATATGTCCTACCTAAAAGAGCTGATGAAGGGCGATATCCCGTCCGGGCTTCCCCTCCGGGAAGACGGCGGGAATCCGGTCGGAGCGGTACGCTTCGGCAGTAACCCGAAGTTCCGTCATTCGTGGTGAATTTCCAAGACCGTTAAAACGCTATCAAAACCCGTTAAAAACAAGAGATAAACATGAAAACGGATAAGTATATACCCAAACATAAAAAAGGCTCTAAAAAGCCACAAAAGACTTTCGTTAAGCAACGGGAGGGATTGGTGCGGAAAATCGTGCCCAAAGCGATCAGCCGTGTCAGGAAAGACCTCGACAGCTGGCGGTGCGCGCTCCGCCAGGCGGACAGCGTAGACCGCCCCCGCCGCCGGGAGTTGATGGACCTGTATGCCGACGTGATGCTCGACGCGCTCCTGACCAGCCAGATCGAGCAGCGCATCGGCCGGACGCTCTCCTTGGAGTTCAGCCTGAAAGACGCTTCGGGCAAGGTGGACGAGGAGGCCACCCGGACTCTCTCGTCGGCGGTCTGGTTCCCGCTCTTGATACGTTATATGTTGGAATCGGTTTTCTACGGCCATTCATTGGTCGAGTTCTCCACCTCGGAAACGGACGGTATCGGCGTGACGCTGATACCCCGGCAGAACGTGGTACCGGAACAGGGGCTGCTCCTCTATGACAGCACCGCCGACGAGGGGGCGTATTACCGGGAACTGCGGGAATACGGCACCTATGTCGTGGAGTTCGGCGCGCCCGGTAACTACGGGCTGTTGAACAAGGCGGTGCCGCACGCCCTGTTCAAGAAGTTCGCCCACTCGTGCTGGTCGGAGCTGTGCGAGATCTACGGCATACCGCCCCGCTACATCAAGACCAACACGCAAGATCCGGCGATGCTTGACCGGGCGGAGGATATGCTGCGCGACATGGGGTCGGCGGCCTACTTTATCATCGATACCACCGAGGAGTTCCAGTTTGCCCAAGGTGTCAGTACGAACGGGGATGTGTATAACAACCTGATCTCTCTTTGCAACTCCGAGATGTCGCTGCTCATCAGCGGGGCGCAGATCGGGCAGGACACCAAGAACGGCAACCGATCGAAAGAGGAAGTGGGTGTCAAACAACTGGAGAAGTATGTCAATTCCGATAAACGGCAGGTGGAGGACTGGATGAACTCCATCGTCCTTCCGGCGCTCTTCCGGATCGGTTTTCTTCCGGACGGCTTGCGTTTCTCGTTCAATTCGGAAGAGGACACCGGACAGTTGTGGGAACGTACCGCGCAAGCGATGCAATACTATGAGATCGATCCGACTTGGATCAAGGACAAGTTCGGTATCGAGGTGACCGGCAAACGATCATCCGGACAGGAAGGTTTTTTCGGATCAGCCCCGAAAGAGAATCGGGGCTGACGGCACGGATCAATGAATTGTACCGGGACGGTCTTACTCCTTTTGAGTCCGAGGGTAACGAAGACATACCCGCTATCGACGAGCGTGTCTTCAAATCGGCCCTGCGAAAGATATTCCGCAGGGAGGGTTTCACGGCGGAGATGCTGGCGGAGCCGAAGGTCCGTGCCTTGGTGGACGCGTATGCCGGGGCGTATGAGGGGGCGATCGCTCCCTCTTTGGAGAGCGGCGTGATTCCGGAGGCCATGGCGCGAAAGCTCAAGGAGGATATCTTTGTCTTTTCCGGATTCAAGACCTACCAGGGATTGAGGGAGGCATCCCGCCTGTTGCGCGACGAAGACGGGACGGTGAAGCCGTTCAACCGTTTTTACAACGATATAACGGCGATCAAGGAGGATTATAACCGCCATTGGCTGAAAGCGGAATATCTCTTCGCCCAGGCCTCTTCGGAAATGGCCGCCAAATGGAAGGACTTTGAGGCGGACGGCGACCGCTACAACCTGCAATACCGTACCGCGCACGATAGCAAGGTTCGTCCGGAACACGCGGTACTGCACAATGTGACGCTACCGGCCTCTGATCCCTTCTGGGAGGAGTTCTTCCCGCCAAACGGATGGCGATGCCGCTGTACGGTGGTACAGGTGCGCAAAGGCAAGTATCCCGAATCGGACAGCGTGACCGCCATCCAGCAGGGACGGGAGGCGACCTACCAAGCGGGAAAGAACGGCGTGAACCGTGCCGAGATGTTCCGTTTCAATCCCGGCAAGCAACAGGTCGTATTTCCGAAACACCATCCTTATTATGACGTAAGCCAACGCGAACGGGAAGCGGTACGGGACGCCCTTCATCCGGGGGAGAAAGAATATATGGTGGTACCGACCACCGCCGGACAGCTTCGTATCCATAGCGGGCATGGCAAGGGAGAGCGGAAAGAAAACATCCGGGTCGGCTCTTATTTCGCCAACAAATACGGCTACGAGATCGACCTGCTGGATAACCCGGACGGCGTGAAATCGGCGGACAGCTACAACCGGACGTTGGGGTATGAGGAGGAATACAAGGTCAGCCAGACGCCCTCCAAGAACTCCATCGACCGATTGATCCGGGACGCCAAGAACCAAGCCGACCATATCGTGCTTTGGATCGATTCGGATATATCGCTTGAGGATTTGAGTGCCGCCTTGCGTTCAAGGGTGCGCCGTTCTGATAACATACGGACCATTACGATCGTGATAAACGGGAAAGATGTAAGTCTGACACGGGCCGAGATCGTATCGGAGGGCTTTAAAATACGACTGGCAGACCTGAAGTAATCAAATCTGCCAGAAGGGGGCTCACGGCCTTTCGGCTTAGAACCGCCGCAAATATACAAAACATATCAATATGGACAACAACGATTTCCTAAATAATGTCATGCGTGACCTGAAAGTCGAGCTGGATGACGAATTTGACCGCAACTTCGAGCGGAAGGCCTTCTTCGACCGGCCGTGGGCACCGCTCAGTCCGAACTACAATCCGTCGGAGGGATCGATGTTGATGCGCACCGGTGCCCTCCGGCGCAGTCTGCATAGCCGGATAGACGGCACGAGGTTGATTTATGAAAACAGCCTGAAATATGCCGGATTACAGAACTACGGCGGCACGGTGCGGCAGGACTTCGTCCCCTCCGACAAGATGCGCCGCTGGGCATGGGCGAAAGCCCGTGAACGCCGTGAACAGGGTGACAAACCCGGCGAAGAGAAGTTCCGCCGTATGGCCCTCGCCAAACGGATCAGGCGGACGATTTCAGTACCAGCCCGCCCCTTTATCGGCGAGCATCCCCGTATAAGGGAAATCGCCGCGGAAGTGGTTCGGGAGAATGCTGAAAAGACATTGGAAGAGGCTAAGCGAGCCTTCAAATCATAAATTACAAATCATAAATCATGAAAGAGATTTTGGAAGCCGTCATGCGGCGGCTAAAAGAGCAGGTTCCCGATCTGGCTTACGTCAGCGAAGACTGGGGACAGATGGATTATTACAACGAAGCCCCGCCGGTAAAGTTTCCTTGCGCGCTGATCAGCGTGAGCCACATCGGCTTCGAGTCGGAAACGTGGGGGTTGCGCCGTGCCCGGCTGACCTTCCTGATCCGTATTGCCGACTGTCCCGTTTTCACGGGTAACATGGCCGCTCCGGAACAGCACCGCAGCCGGGCATTCGCTATCTTCGACTTGATGGAACAGGTGGGCAATTGCCTGTATGGGTTCGGTACCGATGCTTTCAACGATATCGAGCAGCAGGAGGTCACCCGTTACAACCGTGAGGACGCGATCCGCGAATATGCGATGACTTTCACGACCGGGTATGCGGTGGAATCAGAAGAGGGATAACTGCCGGTCTTCATTGCGGGTACGTTCTTGGTGGATGTTCACCCCGATGTAATTCAAGAACGTCCGGTAGCACATCGGATAAACCGGATAGACGTACCGCCGCCACACCTCTTTGTAGCAGCGGTCGCGCCTACCTGGTTCATAATGCCGCCTCACGATGTCGCAGACAAGCGCGATGCGTTTTAATGTATTCCGGTGATAACCCATAGAACAGATAAACCAAACAACCTTTGTGTGAACAAAGATAAAAGGCCCGGAAGGTTATTACAACCATTTCCAGACCTTTCTCTTGTAATGTTATCATATTTCTTATATAACACTTTTATATGTCGTTTTTGATAACACTTTCTATATCTTCAACCGCTTTTAAAATCGCCGCGGAGCTTTGTCGGAGTTTTTTGTTCTCCTCTTCAAGTATAGCAATCTTTTCCCTTTGTAACCCGCTTGTTTCAAGGAGGCGGAGATAATCGTGCCCCGTTCTTAACAAGGCTCTTGAGGCCTGTTGGTGACCTGTTTCACGTTTTATCTCCTGCAACATCCTGTTGTCATCTACGGTTAGATTGCGAATCAAAATGTTTTTAACCATCACTCTTATGTCGTTATTGATTCTTTTCTGCTTCTAGATGTTGTAATCGTTTCAAATGATAGACCACTGCCTCGAAAAACTCAAGGCTCATTTCACTTTGCCGCTTGGCAATCCGACTTCTTAACCGTGGAATACGTTCTTTAATCAATTCCGCTGATCCCTCCGCATTCTTGATGCATTGGGAAACGCTGGGCACTAAACCCATTTGACGTGCGATTCTTGTATTCATATCTATTTAATTTAGAATTAAACAAAACCTAATAGCTTGTGGTATTTTTCCAACACTTCTACTAATTTTTTTTCATCTATTTCACCCAGACTTTTCCGGACGCAGAACCCTTCATCGGAACAGTCGTAGAATAATTCTCGAATTTCTTTTACCATCTCCCAGCATTTTTGGCGATTTTCTATTGCTCTATGTTGGAGAGTATAAGCATTCTTTATTTCTTGCTCCATATCAGGTAAAAGAAGTTTGATAAACTCGTCATACTCACATTTATAAAGATGAATTGAAACGCCATCAGCTATATCAATATCAATACTTCTGTTTGACAAATCATTGTTTCTTATCTTCATATTTTTTTAGTTGTTAGTTTATCTTATCTTTTACTGCAATAGCACATGTAACCATCATTTCAATGGAGACAACAAGAAGTCCAAGCCAAAAATTAATTCTAAAAGCCACTACAGCCAGAACGACAAGAAACAATATGTAACCGGTCAGGCCTATCAAGCCAAAAATAATTTTATTCATACGCCTACTTTCTTTATTAATAATATCTGCTCCGATTTATCTCGGAACAGCTCTTGCTTGATCATTTGAGTCCATACCTTCAGTATTTTTTATAAAACCGCCTTCTCCTCCGTATTTGTGATAACTCGAAAAAGAAGGCGGTTTTTATTTTCCCGTATGCCTACGCGACCCTCCACTCTTATGTGGCGTCTTCCGGCATATAAGCCGATACATACGTTGTTACCTCGCACGATACGATTACCCGACCGGTGCCTTTACACTGCGGGCAAATCGTACCCTCCTTCCTTCCCTTACCCTCGCAGACTTTGCAGACCACGATATGCGGTGGGATCGTCTTTTCACGTTTGAGTGCCGGGGATTCCGTTTTGACAGGTTCCGCCGGTTTTCTTCTGAATTTGTTTAAAATGTTGCTCATATTCATTTTGATTATCTATTCTTACCTGTTTCATCCGGCTGCCAGGCGATAGTTACGACCGCCTTCAGACGTTTATTCCCTTTACACACGGGGCAATCCTGCTTGATGCGCTCTCCGTAATCATCCACTCCCCAGAACCAGCCGTTGCCGTGGCAATAACTACAGGGGAAGCCGCCGAACTCGACCCGTTCGACAGGACACTCTTTCGGGAAGAGCGGCGGCTGGATCAATAGCGCGTGTTGTTGCTTGCTCATGCCTCTGTCATTCCTAATGGTATCGCTATCCATGCCCCGTTGTCGTTCTTGACCTCAGCCCGGATGAACTGTTTGCTGATGGCCGGTTGGTAGGCTTCCTCGATGATCTGCACGCCTTCCATGAAACGCTCGTCTTCCGATTCCTCGGCTATCTTGCGAAGCTGGACGATACGGCTTGCCTTCAGCGTTCCTTGCGCGTTACGGGCCAACAGGCGGAGTACCATTTTTACGAGTGCCTTCGTTTTCTTGTTGTCGGCAAGCCCCTCGATATACTCCTTCACGATGGCGATACCGTCCTCCACCGTGTCGCGGTAGCCGTCGGTCTCATAATACCCTACGGTGATACGCTTGTCCCCCGCCGTATTGGTGAAGGTGTCCGTGCGTTGGCCGTCTTTTTTCAACTTCAAGACTTCCGACTTCATGTCGATCACACGGCGGAAGTTATTCAGTACGCCGTTTTTCACGGTCTTGATGCAGTCGCTGACCGCTTGCAAGTCCGGGATCGCCTCCTCGATCGTTTCGTCCACCAGTTCCTTGTAGGCCTCGCGGTCACGTTTGGCCTGTTCCTTGGCTCGTTTGGCGGCCTGTTCTTTCCTGAACGCTTCAAACTGTCTCAGTTCCTCGTCCGTCATTTCGACTGTTTGTTTTGTTGCTTCCATGTTTTTTCTTTTTTTGAATTGTTACACATCTGTTTATTCTGAGTTTTTTTGTATTTCATATATTCCCGGCGGAGGTAGTCGATGGATCGCTCCAGTTTCTCGATCTCCTCGTCCCACTCCCGCAGCAGCCGGCGTTGCGCCTCCATATCCTTCACCGGCCGGGTGAGCAGCGTGTCGACCAGAAAGTCGCGCTCGCCTTTCAGGTAGTCCAGACGGCGGCGCAGGCGTCCGCCCTGTTCCTCGATCTCATCAAGTTTGTCTTGTAGGGGTATATAGCGTGCCATTGTCAATCCCCCTCCTTTTGTTTCCGGCGGATAGCGCGAATCTTCTTTAATAATGCCTCCAGTTCCTCGTAATCGAGCCGGGCAAACCGTTTGCCGGCGATCCGTTTGTCGAGGCAGAAGGCATCGACCCTCTTCCAGTCGGCGGTATCGACACCTGACAGTTGCATCTGGTGAAGCACGGCCGACCGCTTGCTTTTCAGGATACGCATGGCCTCGGTCTCTTCGGCGCGTGTCAGCTTCTCCATCGCACGGATGGCTTCGTTGTATTCGTGGAGCGACATTTCGCGCAGGCTGTCGGTACGCCCGTTCGTGAACTGAAGCACGATCTCTTCCTTGCTCGCTCCCGGCATCTGTTTCAGCAAGCCGTAGAAAGCGGCGTAATTGTCGGGCTTTGCGTAGCCTTGTTTGGGTTTCATTTGTATTACTTTCATATCTGATTCGTTTTAGATTAAACCGGCTTCACGTGCTCCCTCTTCCCAAATGACATACCGGCCGGTGTCGCCGATGTAACGCCCCTTGCTGAAAGCTACGTAGCCCTCGATATAGATCTTTAGGTCGGCGTCATACATCACGCTGGTGGCTGCGTCACCTTTCGGGTTTTTACCCCGTGCGTGGCTGATGAAGATGAAGAGTTTGTCAGGGAACGCCTCTTTCAAGAGAATATAATCGCGGTAGTTCATTTGCGTGTACTGGATACTGTCGATCACCACGATGTTGAAGCTCTTGTGACGGGCAAGCCGTTCCTTCAGTGCCGGGATGTCTTCCTTGATGAATGCCAGGCGGCGGCTTACTTCGGCCATGCCGAACCGACGTAGGTTATTCTGCACCGTCAGGCAGGTGCCTTCCTCCAGCGAATTGAACGCCACCCGGTCGTATTTGCACAGCTCTTTGCAGAGTTGCATGACGAACGAGGTCTTCCCGTTGCCCGAATTGCCCCAGATGAACCAGACACCCCGGTTCTCGGGCGTATCGAACGCCTCTTTCCATTTTCCCTCAAAGGGGAATGTCTCATATTTCTTGTCTAGGATGTCCCGGACGCTTATTGCTCGTTTCATGTTGTTTTCGAATTGTGTTCAAATAGCATTCGAACGGTTGTTTACTCGCCCATCCGTTTGACCCGGTGGATCGCCTTTTTCACGCGGCGGAGGTCGAAGTCGCACGGTTCGGCGTCTCGGATCACCTCGTCGATCTTTTTCCGGTCGCTCAGCCCGTTGGCAACACAGATGGAATAGACATCGTTCGGCGTGGTGGCCTCCAGCTCGAAGAACTTGCGTCCCATGCGGCTGTAGAACTCCTTGTAGCCGGGCTTACGGTAGCGCAGGCCGTTCTGGATACGCTTCACGATGTAGTCGGTCGAGAGGAAGATGATGCCGCATTTCTCCTCCAACTTGTTGTACATGCTGATGAAGTAGTGGAACACCGGTTCGGTCAGTTTATCGGCTTCGTCGAAGATCAGGAGCGGAGCTTCCATCTGGATCACGTCGTCTAGGATCAGGCTCCACACCTCGCGGATGTTGTGCCCGTCGGTCTTGATACCCACCTTCCGGGCAATCTCACGCACGAAGTCTCCTTTCTTCATATCTTCGGAACAAAGGATATAGAACACCTCTTTGTGTTCTTCGGTATAGAGGCGGGCCGTCGTTGTCTTGCCGCACCCGGCTTCGCCCACCACCCAAGTGACGTTGCGCCAGCGCTGGGCATCGTCGAGCGCGAAGTTGATCTCTTGGTAGGCGGAGGTCTCGACGATCTGCCAGCCGGTTTCGTTCTTTCCGCCACCGATCTGTGCGGCGATGTCGCGGAACATCTTATCCGAAATGTTTTCATACTTGCCGTTCACGATACAACTGATCGTGCCGACCGATGTGTTCTTCAAACTCCCGGCCGCCTTGTTTTGGCTGGGATACTTGGCGACGTAGGCGCGAAGAGCCTCGCGGATGGCGTCTTTCTGTTTGTTGCTTAATGCTTCCATTGTATGATTTTCGATTTATGATTCCTAATTTATAGTTTGCCTGCCACGTTACTCAAGCTTACCTCGTTGTTGCCGCCGAGCTGGTCCCAGGTGACGTTACTCAATTCCTTGGTGTCGCGACCCAATGATACCCGAAGCGTCCGTCTCTTCGGTTGGCTGTACTGGCGTGTACGGCGGTCAAGCTGTTCCTTGGCCTCTTTGGAGAGCCCTTTCAGGTCGGGGCTGACCAGGCCGTGCTGTTCCGGAGCGACACCGTGTTCGTATTCGATCTCCTTGGCGATAATCTGTCGTTCGACACGCTCGCCGGCTATGGCTTCCTGCTGCCGGCGGATAAACGCCTTATCCTCTTCCGTTTGTTCCTGTTGGGCGCGGTGGATATAGATCGGCGGCAACCCTACGCGCTCGAAGCGCAACGCTCCGCCTTTGTCCATCCAGAGCAACCGGACGCTGCGCATGTCGGTCGGATCGTATTGCACATAGAACTGCTTGAATGTGTTCCGGCGACGCCATTCCAGATCCGGATTGCCCTGGTCGTCATACACCTCGTAGGTATAGTCCTTTTTCTGCACGGTGATCTTGATGCCGCTGGAGGTGAAGGTCGAGGGCTTCTCGGTCGTGTACCAGAACATGTCGACCATGTCGCGCACGCTGACGGCATCGGTCTCCTCGTTCACGCTGTTTTCGTACATCTCGATCCGGGAGATACCGGTGGCCGGGTGTTTCATCTCGTTCCACTCTTCCCGGGCTGCCTCGTAGATCTCGTGCAGTTCGTCCAGCGTGGGGAGCGCGTCGATATTGGCGTTGATGATCTCCAGGTTCGGGCGGCTGGTGGCCTTTACGGCGGTCACGTTCTGCCCCGTGTAGCCGAAGCGCGTCCAGAGCACCTGTTGCTGGAAACGGCCGAAGATGTTCTCGATCGTTTTCGACTCGCCATTGTAGGGGGCGGTCGGCCGGTGGATCCGGCTGATCTTCGAGAAGAACCCCTTGGCCGTGTTCTTCTTGTGGCCTCCCTGATTGTCGCACACCAGCTCGTAAGGCTTGTGCCCGCTGCGCTGTATCGCCATGCGGAAGGCGTGGTATTGGGCGATGTAGTCCTCCCGCTCGCTGATATGGTAGCCCAGCAACACCTCGCTGTAGGCGTCCACCACCTCGTAGACGTTGATCGTGCGTTTGTTTCCGCTTTCGTCCCGGTAATAGAGGTTCAGTTTCGTGCCGTCGCCATACCAGAGGGAATCCCGGCTGGCGGGGAGCAACGTGTGGTGCTTGCGGTCGTAGAGCTGGTGTGTCCGCATTTCGCCGAACACGGCATCGTGCCACAGGGGTTTGATACGGGGGCTGTTCAGCCAGCCCTTCATGCCCCGTTCGCTCTTGAGCGGTTTCCAGCCCCTTTCCGGGGCCGTGCGGTTGTAGGTCTCGAAGATCTGGTGGTCGGTATATTTGGGCATCTGGCTCCGCTTCAGTGCGATGATGTACCGTCCTTCCTCCTCGCCAATCTTCAGCGTGTTCCTGTTGCCATACTTCCCGCTGATCAGCGTCTCGTAATGGTCGGGGCTGTACCGCTTGATCAGTTCCTTCAACCGTCCGACACAGCCGGGCAGCGTATGGCCGAACTCTGTGCGCAGCTCTTCGCTCCGTTTCATTATCTCCTCCCAGTAGTCGCCTGATACGCCCAGCTTGTTGCGGTTGGGACGGATGCGGGCGATATCGCCGATCAGCGTATTCAGCACCGAGGCGTTCAGCGTATAGGCCGTGATCGTCGGCTCCGGAAGCGGTACCAGCTCGCCGTTCTTGTCATAGCGGTGCTTCTCGAAGAAGTCCTCCGCCTTCTCATCTTTGCGGACACGTCCGCGCAGTATCTCTCTTCTCATGATCTCTTCGGGTTCGCCATACTTGGCGACAAAACGTTGTTGGTATTTGTCGCGAATGGAGGAATAGACGTACAGGGCGCGATTCCCCTCGCCGCCGCCACGGTTGACGCATTGGATGTTTCCCCGGCGGACATTACTGTAAAGCGTGTTAGGCTTGATCACCGGATCATCCCCGGATGTCAGTTCTTCGTATGTCACGCACAATATTTTATTGTAATATTCCATTCCCGATTGTTTTACCGGTTAATAATCTTCCAGTTTATCGATCGGCACTCTTTTTACCAGCCGTGCAGAGTTGCCGAAATTCAACACGGCCAAAAACATCACCCATACCGGATTACAATCCGCCATTCCAACCAACAAGGTAAAACTCAGCAGAAAGTAAACGGTATATAACTTCTCTTTCCCGGTAAGGCTGCGCCACCAGGCGATCTCACCGCTAAACGGTTTTAACCAGTCCGCTTTCATGATTTCCATTGTTTACAGGTTCGTCACCCACTTCGGAACCTCCGCGCAGCAAAGCCATTTTCCGGATCGCTTTGGCCAACCTGGTATCTTTCTTGTATGCTAGCGCACGCGATACAGTTTCGGAAGTGCAATTCATGAGCAAGGCAATCCGTTTTACTTCTCCATGTTCTACTACGATTCGTCTCTTCATCGTCATATTATCTGAGTTCTACAATAAGGATTTCTTCATCAAACGCTTTGGCCAATTCAGCCTTGAAGTAAGACATCGCGCACTCACCGCCAAACACGGCAATAAACGTCACGTTTTCCACTTGGTAGATGAAAGTGTCTTCTTCTCCCTTGAACCGGCCTAAAAAGCCATCCACTTTCGACCATTCGCGAAAATTCACTGAAACTCTAATCGCTTTCATATCATTTATTGTTTAATGTTATCACCGTGGGCGATCCCGGATTCGAACCGAGGACAATGGCCTTTATGGTTAAGTTTCGCCTGTTCTACCTGACTGAACTAATCGCCCGCCCGTCTTTCCGGGCTGTCAGTTATCCGGAAACCTATTTGCTTTGTTCGTTAATCATTGAAAGAATACACTTCCTGTCTTCGTCCCAAAGTGGAAGCCCTAATTCAATCGTTCGCTTGACCACTTCCACCTCACCAACCAGTTTCATCGCCTGGTTGCGGAAGTCAGTGTCTTCATACGCATGAGCTTTACCAATCAGGAAGTCGGCAAGATCATTTGTAACTTCCTTTTGTCGATTCAATTTCACATTACAGTTCACTACCCGTATATAGATATCTCGGATAATTTGGCTTTCTCCATGCTTCTTGAACTCTTTGCAAAATGCGTCTTTATCCATTGAGGTATTCATATACACTTCATGGATGTATTCAAAATCTTCCAGTGTCGACACGATGCCTGTTCTCTCTTCAAATTCTTTTTGTGTCATAATTTCATATTTATTGTTATTATTCAGCATTTTCCACCTTAAAAGAAAAGTTCCTATCTGCCAATACCTGCTTTACAAAAGACAGATCGTGTTTATCTACTGGGAAAAACACGGCTTGATAGTCCACACTCGGACAAGCCTTGATAGCCGTTTTCTCGGCCATTCCCTTAACCAGTTCGTGAAGAAATCCTACTGTTTCTGCCGTCGCCTGCGCAATAATCACTTTTGCCTTCATCGTTTCTTATTTATATTCGTTTATAATCGGTTTCGTGCCACATCCGTAGCAGTTCCTCAGGGTATGAATCATTTTCTTGACGTAAGAATCTGGAGCGGAAAACACAATGCCATTCTCTTTGTTATAGCTAAAACTCACACCGTCCAACATCAGCAGGTTCGCAACCTTTAACCTGTTGCTCTGTACTTGCCATTCCTTAATCTCGTCCTTCATATCCTTTGTCATTTTTAAGTTTTACTTCTAAAATTCGTCTATATGACCGCCTTTGCTTATCTTTGAGGCGTGGTCATATTTTGATCACGCTGCAAATATACAAACATGTTTTCAATTATGAGCAATAAAGGAGAAGAAAAAGAAAACATTTTTTCAAGCAAGCCTTTGCCGGCAATAAATGAAAGAGTGAAAATCTTAGTAGAGCATTACGCAAAAGGTAGTGTAAAACGCTTTAGTGAAATAATAAATCTATCAAGTTCTCAAAAGCTTAATCGGGTATTCAATTTGGATAAACGAAATAATGAATATCCAGAAGTAAGTAGTGATATTTTACTGTCAATTGCAAACATGCTTTCAGATATTAATACGGAATGGCTATTAACAGGAAACGGAACAATGTCAAAAACAAGCCGTTCGGTAGAGCCAACACATACGCACATCACTCATTCATCCAATAATAAAGATAATGAAACTGAAGAATATAAGCAACAGGTTCATCCAGAAATAGTAGATAAACTTCTTGCTACAATACAAGAGCAGGCGAAAGAAATAGGAAAGTTAGAACAAACGATTACACAACTCAGAAGGGAATTGGGGGATGCTGTATCGGCTGCGAATGGTTCCACCATTGCCAGTGTAGGTTAAAACGCATTCGGCGGACTATTTGCCCTAAAAATGGTAAATAGCTAACAGACAAAAAAGTAACTTAAAATATAGGGGAGTGAATAAATATTTGAAAAATACAACTTCCCCCAACTAATAATATCAAAAACGACAAAAACAACCGTCTGAAAAGCGTCTTATATACATCAATCGCATAAAAAAATGTGGGATAATGCACAGCCAAATGCACAGCCAAACGGCACGTTTCGTTTTTGCACTGCTTAAAATGCACAGGCAAACGCACAGCCAAGTGCACAGCCAATATGAAAAAAGCGGCATTTCCAGCCGTTCAAGACGACAGGAAACCCGCTATTCGATCTAAAAACCGTTCAAACAGGTATTAAAAGCTGATAAAACAACTACTTAGCAGCCCTTATCAGGTGCGATTGAATGATCATAGCCCGTTTGGTGATCTTACAACTCCCGTCAGTCATACCAGCGTGCAGAAGGCTGTTTTTGGTAATGCCTATCTCTTTCTCCGTTAGCACATCAAAGATGGCCGAAATCGATCCGAAATAGTAGTTCTTCTTCTCGTAGATCAAATGTACATGGATAACCTTTATCATAACGCATTTAGTATTTACTTTGTCGCAAATATACCAAATAGCACTTATATAGAATAATCTATCAACAGATTTAACAAATCGAATCCACAACAAAGCAAAAGAAAAGAGGCTCTTTTTAAGCCTCTTCATTCTTTCAGCGGACAAACAATCAACCGAGCCAACAAAACGCCCCAGTGCGCTTCATTTGCGCCCATGTAGACCCCATATTAAACCAAATCTGCCGTCCAATTAAACTTATGTTCAAGAAATCCGTTCAAACCCCATTCAAAATTAAAATGCAGTTCAATTCAATTAAACCGTTTGCGCGTTTCGTTTTTCTTGGTCAGTTCTTTAACTATATTGTTAACCTGTTGTTTTTCAGTTAAAACAAGCCTGTTTTACTCTATACTGTTTTTACGCATTTCGTTTTACCCCCCTTAAAAGTACCAAAGAGAAAATGGGGGCTGGTGTCCCCGCCGCCGCCTTCCGCATCCACTCGCAGCCTCCTCCTTTGGTGCCGCCCCGATCCACGCCAAATAAAGCCATTCGTACCCCAAATACCCCCTAAAGATCATCCTTGAATATAGTAGGATTCAATTCAAACGGGGATCTCCACTCTATTCGATAGTCCTCCCATAAAAAACGTTTCATCACTTGTCAATACTCGAAACATGAGACCGGGGTACGAAACCAGCTACCAGAATCAATTTTTTTATCAGAGAAGTAAGATCGTAGCTTTTCCTCCAACTCCTTCTCTATGGATAAATAGGCTTCTGATTCCTCAACCGGATCATGTATTAAACCCGTAATCCGAGGTTTACAATCCCAGCTACAAGAAGCACGATCAAAGCATTTACTTGTTTTCATACCAAACTAATATCAGTTATTAACTCTTTCTCTTCATTCAAAGATCATAATTACCAAGGCTACTACCACTATTATTATCGGAACTAAAAATGCAAGAATCCACATCGCCCTATCTGCCGCCGCTTCTCTCTCTTTCAAATCTTCTTCCTTTATTCTTCTTTCTTCCTCTTCCTTTATTCTCCTCTTCTCATAAAAAAGAGATATTACTTTACTCGCATATATCAGAGAAGATAGTCTTTCTAACTCATGAATATCATTTTTATTCGCCCTTACCTCTGCATAAAAATGATTCGCAGCCTGTAACAAATCTGCCTGAAACGGAACCGCCGTTAAAAAGTTTTGAGGATTGCAATAGTCAATAAGTTCATTATATAGCCTATCGGTAGAAACCTTGATACCTAACTCCAATGTCGCTCTATCTCTAATCACACGTATGTGTTTTTCATTTGTCTTGTCTATTCTTGATAAATCATTGTAAATAAGGATTGCCGCATCAACTTTCTTCTTATCATAAGGTTCCATGAAATTCTTAGGATTACATTTGTCTAAAAGCTCCATATATAACGATTCATAAGTTTCTGAATGTGATATTTTATGAGCTTCAATAGCCTCTTGCGTCCCAGAAGGATTCTTTCCGTCCCGCATCACTTTGGATATCTCTTCCCATTTTATATTACCTTCCCGATGCATCACTGCTTCATCTATCCCTGAATCACTTTCCTGCCAATCATCCATTCTCTTCTCTTTAGAACAAAGAACTACGATTAATCCAATCAAAGGATTTAGGAACAACGAGATAAAAAAAGCCCAGCCAAAACCTATTTTACGTTTACGTCCCAAACAACCTATGCCATAAGAGATCGTCAATATAAAGAAGAGTCCCAATATCATATATACAATTCCATCCACATCGGACATCAATAAAATAAATCCCATATTACTCATATACAATATTATTTATATTTCTTTGTTATTTCATATTGGCTACTTTTATGTAGTACATTTGTACCTAATGCTATTTTATCTTAATGGTTTGGATAATCTTATCTATCAGAACCACACTAGCATCTATATATCTGGATTGTCCTCCAAACTTGATATTATAAATTAGATTACCTTTTTTTAAAAGATAGGAGATATGTGTCTGGTTTATTCCTCCCATTGAAAAAAGATAGATAGTTCTATATCCTTCCAAGCTTTTTAATGTAACAAGTTCATTTTCACAAACTTCCATCCCTGTTTGTATCGCATTTTTATTCGCTATTTTATTAATCTCCGTTACAGATTGATTTGTTTCAAAATATAACACAGTAAAACCTATATGCCCCATACTATCACCAATATACACATCTGATATTGGGTCTGGATTATGTACGACTTTCCACATCTTTGGATAACCAATCGAATAACCATCCTCAGAATAGATGACAAAAGAGTTATATTTATCATCTATTTGATCTAGAGTTTTATTGATGGACTTAGATACAGCATAACTAGTATTCATCATACTCCCTATAAATAACAATATGATTATAAAATAAGCCCTATAAACCTCCCGCAAAAACATAAAACAAATAACACCGTTTTTCATAACACTATTTTAACATATACAATAACATTTACCTAATGTTTGATATATCTTCTTTTT